ACTGTTTGTACTTTCCCGCAGTTCAAACAAAAAGTGCTAGGGTAGAAAAATGCCTAATCCTGCGAAACCACTTGAGATGAAACGTTTGCAGGGCAATCCGGGGAAGCGTGAGTTGCCTGCTTTGTCTGACACGTTTGAGTTGGAGGGCGGGTATGTTGAGCCGCACCGTGATTTGGGGGATGCGGGTAGGGCTTTGTGGGATCGTGTGTTTGGTGCGGGTAAGACTTGGGTGTCTCGGCAGTCTGATGTTGAGGCGTTGATGATTGTGTGTAAGCAGCTTGACCGGCAGGTGATGTTGGAACAACAGGTTGAGTCGGCTCCTGATGATTTTCATTTGCTCAGGCAGTTGTTGGAGTTGGAGAAGGCGATTATGTCTGGGTTGGGTCAGCTTGGGTTTACGGTTGAGGCGCGTTCTCGTTTGGGTCTTGCTGAGATTAAGGCGAGGTCTACGTTTGAAACGTTGATGTCGGAGAGGGCGCGTGACTGACCCGCGTTGGTTGACTCCGGTGCCAGCCGATTCTGTTGAGCGTGGCGACGGTGATTTTCTTGTGCGGTTTGCGGATGCGTTCGCCACGATTACGAAGGACTCTATTGCCGGGCCTGCCGGTAGCAAGATGGTGTTGCGTGAGTGGCAGAAACGGTTGCTTGGTGACTTGTTTGCCCGTGATGAGGACGGCGGGCTCCGGCATCGCATTTCTCTGGTGGGGATGCCGAGGAAACAAGGGAAATCGGCGCTCGGTTCACTGATTGCTGCTTTCGCTCTTGTTGACTTCAAAACACAAGGGGCTGAAATCTACTCGGTTGCTGCTGACCGTAACCAAGCGAAGATTGTGTTCGAGGATACGAAGAAGATGATTCGCAACTCGGAGCTTGCCGAGCATGTGAAGATTTACCGTGACTCACTGTATGTGCCTGCGACGGGTAACGTGTATCGGGCGTTGTCGGCTGATGCGCCACGACACGAAGGGTTGTCTCCGACGCTCGTTTTGTTTGATGAGTTGCACGCGCAACCCAATCGTCGTCTTTTTGATGTGATGTCGTTGGCTCAGGGTGCCCGAGGTAAGCAGGCCACGCTGATAGCGATTACTACTGCCGGTGTGAAGACGGAATCGCAAACAGGTAAGGACAGTATCGCTTACACGTTGTACAACTACGGCAAGCGCATCATTTCCGGTGAGGAAAAGGACGACACGTTCTATATGTGCTGGTATGAGGCGGATATGGAAGCCGATCACAAGCTTGAGTCAACTTGGAAAGCTGCTAACCCCGGTTTTGATGACATTGTGGCTAAAAGTGACTTCGAGTCGGCGGTAAAACGTACACCGGAGGCCGAGTTTCGTACAAAACGGTGCAATCAGTGGGTTTCGGCGCAACAAGCATGGCTTCCGACGGGTTCTTGGGGAAAACTGACCGAAAATGTGGACATAGAACCCGATGAGGACTATGTTTTGGGTTTTGACGGGTCTTACGCGAACGACTCCACCGCTATTTGCGCTGTAACTGTCCCAAAAGACGGTGAAAAGCCAAAAGTGAAGCTTGTCAAGGTGTGGGAGAAGGATTTTGAGCGTGATGATGACACTTGGCGTGTAAATATCGAAGAAGTGAAGCAAACAATCATCGAATATGTGCAAAAGAACCCTTTATGTCGTGAAATAGCGTGTGATCCGTACCGTTGGGCGTCAATGATGCAGGATTTGGACGAAATGGACTTCCCAATCGTCGAATATAAAACGAACTTATTGAATTTGATGATTCCGGCGACTCAGAAGGTATTTGAGGCGGTCACTGAGGAGCGTTTGGTGCATGACGGCAACCCGGTTCTGTCTCGGCACATTGACAACTGTGTTATCAAGATGGATCATCGTGGTCAGAGGGTCACGAAGGAGTCTGCAACGTCACGGAAGAAGATTGACGCCGCGATTGCGTTCATTATCGCCTATGACCGAGCAACAGCAAGTAGAATAGATGAAGGAGTGCCGGAGTTTTTCTTCTAAGGACATTATGTTAGTAAATGGGTTGCAAATCGGGGGCGCTGTCGCCATTAGTGTCGGTGTCGCTTTTATTTTCCCACCAGCAGGACTTATTGTTGCCGGTGCGTTCGCGGTGTTGTTCGGTTTGAGTTTGGAGCGTAAGTAATGCTTGGTGATTTGTTTTACGGTAGCGATGAGGAACGCGCCCTTTCTTTTCAGACTATTTGGGGGTCTGGTGACTTCCTTGAGTTGGAGAACGAGTCTGGGACTGTTGTAAACCAGGAGACTGCTTTCCAGGTCAACGCAATCTTCTCCGCTGTCAGCCTCATCAGCGACACAATCTCCACATTGCCGGTGGATTCTTACATTCGGTTGGATGGTCGCCGCAGCGCTTTTCGTCCCCGACCCGCCTGGGTGACTCAACCTGACGTTGACACCACTAAGGAAGCTTTCTACGGTGCCGTGATTGTGTCAATGCTGTTGGACGGTAATGCTTTCATTCGCGTGTATAGCAACCGTCGCGGTGAAATCAATAACCTTGTTGTGTTGAACCCGTTGGATGTGACGATTCGCCGTAACGGTGTTGGTCGTGTCATGTACGAAGTGAAGAACGAGTCACGGATGATTTCTGCTGACAATATGATTCACATTCCTGACGTGGTGCGTCCTGGTGCTATCCGTGGTGTGTCCCGTGTTGAGGCTCTCAAGGAAGACTTTGGTCTCGCCATCGCACTCCGTAACTATGCTGCCCGTTTCTTTGGTGCTGGTGCCACCACTCAGGGCATTATCGAGTACCCGAACAAGTTGACCGCTGAGCAAGCCAAGAACCTGCAAGAAGGTTTCGACGCACGCCACAAGGGTTGGAAGCGTGCCCACCGCACCGGTATTCTCTCCGGCGGTGCCACCTACAAACCCACCTCGGTTGGTAACGATCAGGCACAGTTCATTGACTCGCGCCGTATGGCTGTCGAGGATGTTGCTAGGGCTTTCAATGTGCCACCGCACCTGCTCGGTCTTCCCGGCACAAACACTTACGCCTCTGTGGAGCAAAACAACCTGGCATGGGTTATCCACTGTCTGCGACCTATCGTGCAGAAGCTTGAGTCGGCGTTTTCGCCTCTCATGGCACGTTACCAGGGTGGAGAGACCGCGTTTATCAAGTTCAACCTTGACGGTCTGCTTCGCGCAGACATCAACTCCCGCATGACCGCATACAGCACCGGTCTTCTGTCCGGCTTCCTCACCATCAACGATGTGCGACGCCTTGAAGACCTACAGGCGATTGATGACCCGTCGGCTGACACGGTTAGGGTGCCCTTAGCTAACGTGAACGTTGCTGCTGCGACGTTGAAGGAAGAAACTGAGAAGGTGGATATGGCTCAGCGTCTTATCCAGGTTGGTTTCGATCCTGCGGATGTTTTGGACAAACTCGGTCTACCGGCTATGGAGCACACTGGTTTGCCGTCTGTGCAGTTGCAACCTACGGCGCAGATTGACCCGGAGGACCCTAACTCGGAGTACGTTGTCGAATAATGCCTCTCTACACAAATAACGTCACGTTGGGTACTGCCGTCCAAATGGTTGTACCGCCCAGGCCTATGGGTCAGGAGGTGCATTTGCACAACATGACTAAAAGCTCGAACGAATATATTTACGTTGGGCCGTCCAACATCAATCTGACTAATAGTATTCATATTGATCCAGGACAGAACATGAAAATTACACTCGGTCCTGGTGACGACCTGTACGCTTTCTCTGACCCGGACGGATTGGAGCTTGGAATTTTGGCGGTGATTCAGGACTAATGCCTTATTACATTACTGATTCCGCTGAGGGTTGTTCTGGGTGGGCAACGATTAAAGAAGACGGCGAAGTGATGGGTTGCCACGCCACGAAGGATGACGCCATCGATCAGGCGCTTGCGATTGCCGCACAGGAAGATTCTGAGTTCTTGGGCGAGCGTGCAATGCCGGGTACTTTGAAGCCTGGTGATTTTGTTTCCTGGAAGGAGCATGGTCAAACTTTCCAGGGCCGTATCCGTGAGGTTGTGTCTGCTGGCAGTGTGGACATTCCTGGTTCTGGTGTGCAGATTGATGGCACTTTCTTTGACCCTGCCGCGTTGGTGCAAATGTACGAACAGGTTGACGGTCAGTGGGTTGAGGCTTCCACGTTCCTTGGTTTGAAGTTCTCACAACTCAGTGGTATCAGCGCCCTGGTGGATGATGAGATGCCTGAGTTTACTTTTGAAGAAGATTTGTTGGATGATGAACCGGAAGAACCTGCTGGCGAGGAGGAGAACCGTGAGGTGAACCTTAACCCTCCGGCTTACATGCGTGCCGCAGCTCGTCAAGGTTTGAAGTATCACGAGGAAGGTTACTCGGGTGATGGGCTTGTGGAGCGCACTGTGCGTGAAGCGAGAGCTATGGCTGAAGGTAATGTTACCGCCGACAAGTGGGTGCGGATTGCTGCGTGGATTGCACGCCATATGGACGATCTTGATTCCCCAGCAGCTAACCCCGGTAATGAAGATTATCCGTCCGCCGGTGTGGTCGCACATTTGTTGTGGGGTTCTGGACCGTCGAAACGCGCCGCAACCCGAGCTATGGAATATGCTGAGGGCGTCGTTGCTAGACTTGAAGAAGAAAATCGTGGGCTTGTGAACGTGGAGGCTAAAGAGATGGCGAAGATTGAAACACGGACTAACTCTACTGAGTTTGAGGTCCGTGAGCTTGACGGTGGCGGTATGACCTTCAGTGGTTATGCAGCAGTGTTCAACGCACCAAGCGAACCGTTGCCGTTCACGGAGCGTATCGCGCCTGGTGCTTTCAAGCGTTCGTTGCAGTCCCGCAATGACATTAAACTGTTGTGGAATCACGAGTCCGGCACTGTTCTGGGTTCTACCCGCGCAGGGACACTCCGTTTGGAGGAAGACAACGTTGGTTTGCGTGTGTCCGCTGATCTGCCTGACACTCAGGCTGGGCGTGACGCCGCGTACCTGATCAAGCGTGGCGATGTTGACGCGATGAGTTTTGGTTTCTCTGTCCCGAAGGGTGGGGACGAGTGGGTGTCCGCTGATGAGCGTGTTCTCAACTCGGTCCGTCTTTTCGAGACGAGTATAGTTGCGTTTCCCGCTTACGCGCAGACTGCTGGTTCTACCGCTGTTCGTGGTTTGGACAAGATTGCTAAGCGTGCCAATGTGGATGCTGATGCGCTTGCGGACGCCATGCTGAAGATTGAATCTGGTTTGGATTTGTCAGATGATGAGGCGAGCTTGTTGACTCAGGTTGTTGACACACTGTCCCCGAAGGCTGAGGAGCCTGTTGAGGAGACTAAGGATGACGACATTGACCCGTCTATGCTTGCATTGAAGTACAAGAAACTCGAACAACTTCTGAAGGGGATTTAGTTATGGCTACTAAGGCTGAAATCGAGAAGGTAATCTTGGATGTTGCGGGCAATCCCGAGTCCGGTCCCGTCAGGCAACTTGCTGACGCTTGGGCTGACGCGATTG